GCCAGAGGTTTGCAACTCAATGTCGCCCGCTTCATTTGTGATGGCTGGTGTCCACGACGTATTATCCTCCCGGTCAGACCATTGGACTTTGCGGCTATTTCCGCCAGCCCCAAGCGCGAACAGAAAGCGCTCCTCGGTAACCATTAACCCCAGATTATTTGTCGGTGCGTTTGCAATCACGGCGGCGTCGTTGGCCGTGTTTAGGCCCCACTCCAGAAGCCGCCCGTCAGCCGTAGAGCAGGCGACCAGCCTCTCCCCCCAGTTATCCAGCGACCACGTCGTGGCTTCGCCATACTGCCCCTGCGCCTCGCGTGGCGCTCCGAAGAAACCCGTGCCAAAAAAACCGCCACCAAAGCCCGTATTGATCACCGCGTCGAGCGTCCCGTCAACCAAGTCGGCAGGCGTGACGTCGTAGATGACGCCGCCAGCCGTGGCGACGGTGAGCTTGTTGTAGCTTCCGGTAGCCACCCACTCGCTGCCACTGAGGTCAGTCCACGCCAGCATGGCGCGCGGGGCGACGCTGTCCATTGCGTCGCGCGACGTCCACCCGCCGACCGGGCGCATTGTGTTTTCAACCCAGCGGACCAAGCTCGCCTCACGCCAGCGGTTGCTGGCCTGAAATTCAGTGCCGTTGCGGTAGACGCCTGCGGGGATTTGAAGTGGGATTAATGTCATGCCACTGCCCCGTAAATTGTGCCGTTGTTGGTCAGGCTGACTGGCGTGCCAGAGATAGCTGCGCCTGCCGCGCCGCCGTTGGACCGACCGCCGCCAGAGCCGCCAGCCGCACCCCAACCGCCGCCGCCGCCGCCGCCATCTTCAGAGCCATATTGTGTCTTACCATTAGCCCCCCCTGCGCCAGCCGAACCGCCATCGCCGCCAGTGTCTTCCTCGCGCCAGCCGCCGCCATCACCGCCGACCCCCGGCAAAATACGACCACCACCACCACCACCAGCGGCGTTAATGTTGCCTGACCCGTTATCCTCGCCAGTTGCGCCGCCACCGCCAGCACCGCCGCCAGAGCCTTCGACCTTTTTTGTCGAGGTTTGAGCAGTTCTAGTCCCGTCAGCGCCAGCTTGCCCAATCGCACCGCCAGCGCCCCCAACGCCGTTATAGTCTGCTGAACCGTTAGCCCCACGCCCACCGCCAGCACCGCCGCCGCCAGCCTGATATGAGCCGCAGCCGCCGCCACCACCGCCGCCCGCGATGTATGCGCCAGACATGTTAAATAGGGCTACAGACGATGCGTTATTCACTAAGGCTGGACCGCCAGAGCCGCCAGTTCCAGTTGAACTACCGTTGCCACCACGGCCTATAATGTATCCGTAGTTGTTGATGATTAGTGGGACACTAATTGTATTTGGGATAAGCAAACCACCAACAGACGTATTGTCAGACCACAAGTAAACACCGCTTGCCACGTTAGCCACGATAGGGGCAACCCCATCCCACCCAGCCGCAGTAGCCAGCGTCTGCAAGTTTGCCTCCTGCGTGTTGCTACTGATAGTAAAGATAAAATGCTTAACCGTGTTATAAAACTGATTAAAGCTGATCGCGCCAGATGTCGGCACGCCAGTATTATTCGACGTAACGTATGCGCCGTTGCGGTAATACTCACTCAGGCTGATCGGGGCAGACCCACCAAACTCAGCCTGAATTTCTGTTAAAGCCAGCGATCCAGACGATTTGATGGTCATTAGACTGTCCCGTAAGCTGTGACGTTGCCAGTGACAGTCAGGTCGCCAGAGGCGTCGATCTTCATTTTGTTGACACCCCCGGTGGCGAAGTAAAGCACGCCAGCGCTTTCGGTGATGGTCCAGTTGCCAAGATCAACAGTGGTCACGTTTGCAGTCGTCACAGCCGCTGTGGGGATCGTCACCGTCCCCGTGAATGTCGGGCTGGCAACTGGAGCCTTGGCGTCGATCTGGGCCTGAACACCAGACGTCACGCCGGATAAATACCCAAGCTCGGCAGCAGACACCCCGCCGAGCAGCGTGTCCAGTGCGGTCCAGTTGCTGTTTAGCTTGGTTCCCCAAGTGTCCTGGTCGCCGTTGACGGTCGGGAGGTTCCAGCTATAATTCGTCGTTACAGTCATGTGACCAACCTTTGTGTCGGGTTTGCTTGGTGGCACCTTAGCAGAAATATTGAGGCTTTACTACGCCGCGACAGGTATGCTCACACACCTCAACTTGGCTTCTCTGGCCAAGTCACATTATCGGGGAAGCCAGCCTGAGCCGTAATGTCACGGAGAGCCTGACGGTAGGTAGCCCATGCCGCTTGATCGACAGGGGCGTCTGCTACCTGTGTCCAGTCGCAGGATGCTATTGTCGTGTTGCGATACATGCGGACCTCTTGCTTTTTTATCTCCAGCTTTTCCGCCAACTCCGACGCCGATAGGTCCGTGACAGTCCAACGAATAGCCCATTGTCCGCCGCTCTCGGTCGGTTGTGCGTCCTGCTCAATGCGCTGAGTGGCTTCATCGTATACAGGGGCATTAAGCACTGTCACCGGATGAACGCCGTAAGCCGCCAGCGTGGCGTCCGGGATAACCTTCGGGAACGAGGTGTTTGGGTTGTCCTTACGGAGTTGCCCAATGCTGTATGGGTAGACCGTCTGGCCACCTTGTGTTTTGACGTATGCCATGTGTATTTCCTTATGGCTAGATTAAGAAATGCTACCGTCTGGGTTCACAGTAAAGCTGCCGCTGGCGCTCATATTCTTGGTGTTTGTGCCTATGATTATAAGGCGACCATTTTTACCCGCCTCAACATATGCGCTACGACCCCCATCACCGTATGTCGTTGACGAATTACCGTAATAAGTTCCACCACCACCTGCAACATTATAGCCGCTCAAGGTTATGCTTGCGCCACCCGGCACGGCGCTACCCGGTGTCGCATTGGAACCCGCTCCACCTGCACCGCCGCCTGCACCATGACCACCAAGGCCGGAATAACCGACCCCCGCACCACCGGGATTGCCGTATCCAGTAAGACCCCCTTGGCTGGTTTGAGTGGCGGAGCCACCCGGATACCCGCCATATGACGTCTGCCCACCTCCACCACCAGACCCACCGTCGCCGCCGAATGCGGAAAAGTAACCGTCGTTGCTGTAATGACCCAAGCCACCGCCGTATGCTGTTAATACAGAGTCAAGCGTTAGCGTGCTATTCCCGCCGTTAGACCCACCACCGCCAGCACCGCCCAAGCCAATTGTGCAGCTATAAGTTCCCGGTGCAACAGCGATAGTGCCGTGTAAGACCCCGCCTGCACCTCCGCCCCCACCGGGCCTTCCACCATTAGTCGATCCAGCACCGCCGCCACCGGCGATTAGGAGGAACGTCACGTCTACTGGTCCACCAACGCCGCCAGCACCCATCAATTTGCCTGTAGAGAGCATTACGAGCCATCCCCAACAAGCGCTCCATAAAGGACCGTGGACACCTTCCACAGGGCAACAACGGTATAGCCAGAAGTTGCCAGCGTAGGCGCAGTGCCTCCACCGTTCACCCAAGTAATTGTCGGCCAAGTGACCGTGTATGCAGACCCATCGTCGATCATCAGTGTGATTGCCTGACCAGCCGAAAAGCCATCTGTATAGGTTGTGTTACCAGTCAGCGTATGCGTCTGGATTGAGCCGTTATCCGGCTCTAGGGAGGCAGAGGTGCCGGAGAGTGCGTATACATCTTCGACAGGCGTTCCTGTAACCGATAGCCCGCTGGGGAAACCGGGTGCGCCTGTGCCGTCAGCACCAACAATGGAATTTACACGGATTTGAGACATTGGTTATACCCCTTGCGGCTCTGTCGGCCAAGTAATGTTGTGAGGGAAGCCAGCCTGATCCGTAATATCACGGAGAGCCTGACGATAGATGGCCCACGCAGCCTGCGCCACTGGGGCATCTGCTATCTGCGTCCAGTCAGAAGCCGCCAATAAAGTGTTTCGCTGCTGTCTCACGCTTTTTGCCTGTACGTCGCTAGGTACCGCCCGTGGAATGAAGACACCATCAACATACCCATCCCCTATATTAGCGTAGTCTGAGGCAGGCCAATCAGAACACCAAGATGGTATATCTAGTGGGTTAACCACTATGACCTGCTCGACGACACCTCGACCATCTATTTTTGCTAATCTCATCACGTGTACTCCAGTACGATAACTACGCCGCTTTGACTTGAATAGCCCGCTACGGTGGTGCCAACAGAACCCCAAGCACCTTTGAACCCGCTGTTTAGTAGGTTATTTGACCCCCAAAAGGAGGCTTCCACCCCCGCTCCAATATTAATGTCTCCGGTTGTTGGCTTTTGTCCTATACCTGTGTTCCCGAGGTCAAGACCACCAAGCGCAGTAAGTGAATTTACCCCATCCGCCCATGTTGTGTTTCCACCCGCACTCGCATTGACCCCATCTGCATACCCGCCTGCGCCTACCACGACAGTAGCCGACGACACAGTGCTGACATCAAGAAAATTTATTGTGGTAGAACCTGCCCCAGCGTTTTCGACGTTCCCCCTACCACCAGCACCACCCGTCATAATCAGAATAATGGACTTTACCCCTGTGGGCTTAACCCAAGTCCTGCTTGCCTCAAATACTTGTATGGAAGAAAAGGATGGCAGATTTGTAAGGTTAGAACCATCAATGGCAGGGAGGGTGCCAGTAAGGTTTGCGGCAGGGATAGACGATGCATCCGTTAACAAAGCACCATCAACATCAGGGAGTGTCAGCGTCCTGTTGGTGTTGCTGTTAGGGCTGGCAATAGAGAATACCCCAGTGCCAGAAGCGTTAGGTTCTAGTGCAATCTTGCTCATATCAGATCACCACGTATCTTGCGCCGGAGGACACTGTTAGTGTCACCCCAGAGTTTATTGTTACAGGCCCGGTAGACATGGCATTCTTGTCTGCGGGGATGGTGTAGTCGGTAGTGATC